CTCATTATCTAGAGATATGTACCTTAATGCTTTGAGTTTAATTATATCCATTTTTGTCAATAGGCTCAGATCCCATGTTTTTATTTGAGTACATTGGCTCTGTACAGACTCTCTCTGAAACTGAATTGGTGACATCCTTTTCAACAAGCTCACAAGATATGAAAGGTTGCCTGCTTCCAAGCCAACTAATGCTATAGTTTGAAGCTCAGAGCTCAATAAGCCACACATCTCAATAGGTATCTCTTCTCTGTAGCTTGTTGGGAAATAAGACAGTGGATCATTTATCTGATTTGGAAGCATATTGTATGTAGTATGTGTAATCCATTGATTTAGAGCAATTGATATCCAAGCAAGAGAAGGAGGGCATCCGTGCTTGATAGCTGTCTGTGTTGCTGAAAGCCTGCTAGCAAGATCCTCATAAGGTCCTAGGTATGCACAATCTCCAACTGCAGTCAATAAAAATCTGCCATATATTGAAAATGGTTCCCCATGTATATTAAATAAGGAAACAAATTCTTTTATGAAATTGGTTATATATGTTTTTTTCATATTAGCTTGATTCCCGAATGACAGACAAATGAATTCAAATGTTTTTGTGATAAATTCAATTATGTTGTCATCTGGAAGCTTGTTCTGAACAATGCATATAGATGTTTGATTGTCATCAGAATGCACCATAGAATTTACTAAAGCATCTCCTTCTAACAAATTTGCACATTCTCTTATAATATCTTTAAATACAGACATAGAGCAGCTGTGTAAGTAACTTGAAGTGTAATTCATATTGCCTTGAAGCCAATTTCTCTCAATATTAACCCAATTCCTTCTATAACCCTCTGTCATTTCGCCAATTATATCATTATAGCGTGGTATTCTCTGATCTAATATTGTTTGCATCAGTTCATCAGGCAGCAACAATTTCTTTTCCATATAATTACACAGGAAATATAATATCCTC